TGCTTTGATTCTTGTGTCATCGGTATAGTTCTTTTGGTTAAATCCTTTTATATTGTTTCCGCCATGAAACCTACATAAATATTTTCCATTAGCAGTTGGGTATCCTTTAGCTTGGCATGGTCTTTTAGTCTTTCTTGTTAATCCTTGACAAAAAACTTTTCGTTGCTGAAATCCTGCCATGTTTCCTTTTATTCTCTGCTACCTTATTCTTATAAAAATAATTAGTATTTTTTTGCACATCTTTCACTGCCTTTTTTATAACATCTTTTGACACATATTTCACGTTCTCTTGGTCCTTTATTTGAAGAGCTTGCTTACACAAATAAGGGTTATCATTATCCTTTATAGCATCACTAAGTTCTTGGATCGTATACTTAGACGCTAGCTTTGTTAATATTGTTTCTTTATCGCTACCACTCTCCGCAAGACCTTTTATAAAGTTAGTTATATTACTGTTAGTTGTTATGTTAGTTCTACTAATATTAGTCCTGAGGACACTACCCATGTGTCCTGTAGACACATCATAGTTTCTCACAGACACAACTAAATCTTTATTAATAGTATATAATGTTGTAGACTTCTGGCGTTTTTTAGAAATAATTTGTGATCTCTCTAACAATTCAGTAGTTCTAAAGATAGTGCTGCGACTAAGACCTGTCATCTTAGATAGGGTGGCTTGGCGTGGGTAACAAGTCAGCGTTTTAGAATTAGCGAACTTTAGCAAGCAGATGAATACCAAGTAGCAGTAAGCTCGGTGCTTGTTTGGAATGGTTCTAAACTGAGGACTATCAAATAGAGAGAACTTAACCCTTATGTGTGGTTCATACTTCTGTTGCATATTTGCAACACCTCCTGTGTTCCTTGTGTAGCTCATATAAATAAGCTAGCCACTGGTCCTCTGTCATCTCATATATCTCACTCACAGGCTCGGAGATACGCTTAATTCTAAATTGCATAGTTCCACCCACATTCTTATAGAATATCAAAAATCCGGGTACTCTGAGAGCCTCTGCGACCCTCTTTGTGAGCGTTGTAGCCTTGTATTTCTGTCCCTTATCATAGCATGTTTCTTTTACAGCTAAAGGTTGATAGCATTTGGGACAAACCTCAATAAAATCTATATCAATACCAGCAATTCCATCGAATTTTCTGTGCCAATCATTATAATCCCCATTACTGAAAGCGTAAGTCCATCTAGCCATCTTGCTCTGCCTTAATAATAGTTAAACCAAGTTGTCTAGCAATAAGAGGAACTATAGAATTACCTAATGCTTTTATTCTTTCTTTTCTATATCTGTCCACCCTTGAGGATAACCCATCATTAATTCTAAGAAATTCGGATTTATTTTTTTTCCAATTATCTCTGATAAATATCCACTCTTTCGATTGGTCGCTGCTCTCGATGGTCTCATTCCTTTTCTCACAATGTAATCCATTGTGTTCGGAGTTGGCAATAATCCAGACTCTTTTTCTATTGTGCCACGCATTGACACTTGCAGCTGGTATAACAAAACATTGGACTTTGTAATTTTCTTTTTCCAAATCAGATTGCACTTGTCTGAGGACCATACCTTTCTCGATACTAATAATGCCGAACACATTCTCTCCAATAAACCATCTTGGTTTAACTTCCCTAACGACTCTAATAGTTTCATCCCAGAGATAGCGATCATCCATTCTACCTTTTCTTTTTCCTGCATAGCTGAATGGTTGGCAAGGAAATCCCGCAGTAATGACATCTGTATTTTTGTAGTTTTCTCCTTTAACATCTCTAACCTCGCTTTCTATTGGTATGTTTTTAAAGTTTTTTTTTAATACTTGCTGACAAAATTTATCTTTCTCAACAAATGCTATTGTTTCAAAATATCCTGTAGACTCTAAGCCTAAACTAAAGCCACCGATACCTGAAAATAAATCAAGTAATTTAAGTTTCATTTATTTTTTATAATTATAATCTCGTTGTCTTTTTCTTCTATTATTCTTTCGTAATCTAACAGTTGATTAGATAGTTTCTCAATATGTTTTTTATGTCGTTTGAGTTCATCCCTGCATTTTTTTAACTCATCAGGACACCCTATCTCATCAAATATTTTAGAGTTTGTCATTTTAATACTTCAATCTTTTTAACTACTGATCTTGGATAAACTGTAGTGTTACCAACTGTGAGTGAACCATCATCATCATCAAAACTATGCGAAGCAAAGATGATAACTTTCTTTGTATCTTTATATAAAAGATACCCGGTATCCTCACACCAACTGTACGTTTGATCCTTTGCTTTTTCAAGCGTCATCCATTCCGAATTGCTAACAATATCTTGCCAATACAAACGCACTCGTTTATATTTAAACTTCTTCTCTTTGCCAGTATTCTTCATAGAAATCATTAGGTTGTACTTGTTTGTTTGTTGCTTTAAAAATCTTAAACATTACCTTTGGGTGTGGTATTCTCTCACCTTTAGCGTAGCGTTGAACATTAGTGGCAGGATTGATATTGATAATACCAAAAGCATTAGCTGCCTGAGAATAACTTAGGTTATTCTTTTTTATCCAATCTGATAATTTCATATTTTCCTTTCGTGAAATTAGCTGATACCATAAAGGTTATATATTGCAAGTAAAAAATAATAGTAGACAAACTGGTATAAATGTTTATATTGATTTGAAACAACTATGAAAGAATACTTTTCAAATATTAATGGTGGTCTAGGTTTAGATCATTGGTCGCCTTCAAGCTCAGATCAGCCTTTGGCTAAATTTATTACTAACTATGGTTATCATACTCCTCAAGAAAGAGATGGGTTCTTGATGAACTACAAGCCTAGAATTGGAAACCTTACCAACAACACAGCTCAAAGATTACTATGTGAGTATAGATACTTCAAAGATAAGAAAGCAAAGATAGAGAACAGAGATTACAATGAGATATACAAACAAGAACTAGATGACATCAATAAGTATGATCCAATAGATGAACAGGATAAGTTTGCTAGAGACAATATAGATGAACTAGCACATAAAATTATTGACCAAATAAAAAAACTATACAAAGAAATATTTAAAGATGAGAAAACTGCAGCCGAAAGATATGTAGTTAATAAACCAAAAGATTTAATACACGATATTATAGGTCGTATAGATTATGAAAGTAATACAAAATTTTTAGAACTAAAAACAAAACCTAGCAAATGTTATAAGAGAAGAAACAAAGATGAATACTATTGGAAACAACAAGAGTTAGGAGAAGATTCAATCTTTGATGGCTATTGGAAACAAGTAGCTTTTTATTGGAAATGTACCGGGAAGAAACCATTTTTAGGTTTGGCAAATGAAACAGATTACTTAATCTTTGATGACACACATGAGAAGATGAGAGCCGATCATTTAGAATATCAATTTAATTTGATGACAAAAAAAATTTATAGATGGGAGCAGATGATTATATATTGTAAGGGTAATCTATCTCAACTAGCAGAGCTAACAGAAGAGCCTGACCTTAATCATTTCTTTCACTATAAAAATCTAACAGACAAACAAAGACAAACAATAAAACAACTATGGGGGATAAACGCATGACAACAAAGATGAGAATATGGGATAGTTTATGTAAAACAAATCCTGATTATACTAGGTCAGTACCAAGCAGTTATGGAAAAAAAATAACCAGTATTGATCCTATGTATCAAATACAATGTATGACAGAAACCTTTGGTCCAGTAGGTTTAGGTTGGAAATATAATGTAAAATATACATATCAAGATAGTTTAGTATTTGCCGAAGTTTCTATACATTATTGTGTACATGATAATTGGTTTGAATATGGACCAGTATGTTCAGTACAAAATTTATTTAAAAAAAATGGGAACTTAGATGATGAAGCACCAAAGAAAGCTATGACAGATGCTATGACAAAAGCATTTAGTCATTTAGGTATGAGTGCTGATGTATTCCTAGGTAAGTTTGATGATAGTAAATATGTTCAAGAGGTAAAAAAAGAATTTTCAAAACCTCAAGCAAAAGCATTTCCAAAAACAAATGGAAAAAAGAATATTAAGCTCGATATGGAAGAGCTTGATATGGGTAGAATAAAAAATGACATCCAAGTAATAGATGACATTTATGCTCTGAGAAAATGGAGAAAGGCTAACTCAGATTTATTCGACTCTAATAATAAGTCTCTACGAGAATACAGACAATTAACTGATTTGTATGAAACTCATGAGACAAAACTAAATCAAGGAGTAATAACAAATGGCTGATGATATATATATTAAGCTAGTAAGAAACGAGAAGAAGAACGCAGCAGAGCAACCTGATTGGGTTGGTCCGCCAAATGAGGAGTCTCCACCTGATAAGGATTGGAGAATCGGTGTCAAGATAGGAGATACTTGGCACAATCAAGCAGGCTGGGATGGTGAAGATGGTATGATTACTGTTAGACTTAGAGCAAATGACAAGTCTAAATCAGGATCATCTGGTGGTGGCACACCAAGTTTTGCACCAAAAAAAGATTATGCAAAACCTAGCTATTATGCTAAAAGATAATAGGTATTAATTTATACCTTTCGATGAGGCGAGGTTTTTATTTGGCATCCCTTTCTGCCGTCTTTAGTTGTTTTCCTTGCCTCATCACCTAATTATGACAACAATAGATTTATCAGATAAGATTTTAAAAAAGATCATGGAGGATCGGCAAGAAGATTATGGCGATTATAAGGAGAACTTTAGGCTGATCTCTGTAATCTTTAATGTTATACTGCACGACAAATTAAAAGATGATATAGAACCATACGAGGTAGGTCAGCTTATGATGGGTTTAAAATTATACAGAGCCACACGAAAATATAAGGCAGATAACTACGATGACCTTGAAATATACTCAAAAATGGCTAAAGAACTACATAAAATAAGTATAGACAAAAAGGATTAAATGACTAAATATATACGAATTAAATCTGGCGAGGCAAGTTTCCAACTGGTTGAAAGATTTGATGATGTGAAGAAAGCTGCAGACCCCAACGCACAGGGTGAGTATGTAGAATGTAAGATCGACAATTTAAAAATAGATTTTACTAAAGT